TTGTAGCTGTGCTTGTTTATAAGCTTGCTCCGCCTTGTCGTTAGCAATCTTGCGTTGCAGGTCTTGCGCTTTAATCTGCAAGTCTTGTTGCTGAAGCTGAATAAGCGGGTCTTGCGCTTGCTGTTGGTTTTGTTGCTGCTGGGCTTCTTGCTGGTGTTGTTGCAACAATTTTTGTGAAGCCTGGGCTGCAAGTTGAGATATGCGAACTTCCATATCTTTTGGAATATTTTCTTGTTCGCCGTACAAATTGTCGTCTTTCTCTTCGGGTAACGTGATACCCATTGCTTGTTCCATTTGCTTGCGGTACTCGTAGCCTAAATGCTCAGCAATATGAGCGTTCATAGCTGACTGCATCTGCTGCGCCATCGGGTTTTGACCAATAATTTGCATGATCTTCGGGTCTTGCATAGCTGACATATGGACTGTAATATGCGCCTGGTGATCCTGATATAAGAACGCTTTTACAGGTTTTAGCGCAATAATGTTCTGGTTTTCTGTAACTGGATCAGTCGGTAGCATATCTTCATCCAACTTAACCAGCTTCTGTGCGTTCTTAATACCCAGCACGTCTAGCATCTGCCTATATAAGAGCGCCATATTAAATAGCTGAGGCTGGCCCTGGGCAAGTTGTAATACTGCTTGGTACTGCACAATCTTTTGCGCCATTGTCGCGGCGTTGGGATCGCTGACTGGGTGGATGTCACACATGTCATAGTCAGACTGTTTGGCACGACGGTCTGCATTGTCAGGCTCGTACTCATAATCTTCTGGCGTGTCGTCACGGATAATGTCACGTAGCAAGCAAAGTTCTAACTTCATCGCATAGTGAATGCGAGCTTGAACAGCGCTCATCACCTTTAACGTTCTCTCTAAGATTGCCAACGTTGTGCCAACTGGAGCTGCAGCTGACATATCAGAGACAGTTAAATCAGCTGTGTTTGCAAACCTACGACCATCTTCTACGATCTGGTTAAGTAGCGTCATCAATACTTGTGACGGTTCTTTATATGGCAACGGCATTACGTTGTCACGCATTGTTCCACTTGGAACATCTACATCACGGAACTCTCCGGGGCTTATTGGGGTGTCGTCACCTTTGATACGTAAACCTTTAGTTTTGAAGCCGCCAGGCAGATTAGATAATGTACCGGCGTCCACAAGCTGCCTAATAAGGCTAGTACCAGACTTAGCAAAAGAACCAATAAGATGTATAAGCCCAAAAGCATAAAAACCAAAGCCTGGTATGTAAGAGTAATGAACAAAGTGATTACGCTTTTTGCGCAATTTATCCTCTTGTTTCCAGTTCCTACGAATTGATAAGACATTAGCGGTTCCTTTTTCGATTGTTATGACATATGGGAGAGCAATGCCATCATCGTCCTCGTAACCTTCTAAGTCACGGTCAACGTGCATCTCAAGAATCTTATAGCGGTCATCGGCTGTTGCCCTAAACCCCATGTTTTCTGCGATCTTTTTCTCAACATCATCAAGATTGTTAATTGGGTCGCCGAGGTCAATGTCGCGGTAAAAACCTGCCACTTGAAGTTTGCGCACCTCGTTCTCAGTCTTGCGCATGACATGGGTAACACGTGGGCTTGTTTGCAAGCTTGACGCGCCATATGGCACAACTAAATCATCAGCGGATACAAACATAGCTGCTGGACGGTTTGTATCTGGGTCAAAATAAACTTTCTTAAATGCGTTACCAGCTAGACCCAAACCCCACACCATACGCTCATGCTCAGGTCTGTACTCAACCATCTCGTCCGTAATGCGGTAATTCATATCGTCTTGTACGCGCTGAGCCGCATCTTTTTTCTCTGGCGTCTCACGCCCAATTATTTGGGTCTTAACAGGTCCAGTTGCGGGTAGCGTTTCCATAACTGTCTCAGCTTGAAACTTAACTATTGCTTCAGCAAGGAGTGGATGGTATACGCCACATGCGCCCTCCCAAGGCTCGCTTCGTTCTTCTATTTTTAAGCCAAGAAGTTCTAAGCCATCTACATATGTTTGCATCCAGTCTTTGCGGGACGAAATATCATCTTCAAAATCTGAAAGCAACTCACTTGCAATTGCTGCAAGCGTACTCTCATCCATGAACTCAGCGAGGTTAGCATCAAAGTCATTCTTTGATGGGCCTGGCATCATCTCAATCTCAAAATCTCCAGCATGGATAGTTACATCGTCTGGGTTCTCAATTTCAATTTCGAGGTCTGGGCCTTCTTCTATAGGCAATTGATCTATGCCTTGCGGCGCCTGGGAGAGAGATTTATCTAACATGATAGTCCTTAATAATATGATTTGCGCCGGTTGGACTTGAAGTAAATTACTTCGTCCTCTTCGTCGGAGTCAAGGCGAATGAAGCCGCCCTTGCGAAAACGTATGATTGCTTGGGATGTGGAGTCAACCAAGTCGTCGTGTTCTCCTGACGGGAAACTTGCTATTTCTTCAACTACTTCTTCAGCCCATGATGTTCTTGGCACCCAGACCCTGCCACTAGCAAATATATCCGCACAGGAATTTAACCTCGCTACTTTATCATTTCCTGCTGATGGTGTGAAGTCTTGAACGGGGATGCCCATCGCCCTCATCTCAGCTACTAGGGGAGCACCCGACGCCTTAGCCTCTATTATGATTGAATCTGGACTCCAGTCTTTATATTGTTCGTACGCAACTTTCTTGAGTTCTGGAAACTCCATGCGCCGTTTAAATGAATTAAGCAAAATAATATTTGCCTGGTTAACGCCTCTATCGTCTGGGCGGTCAAAGATACCCCACGTTGTACAAGCTGAGTAGTCGCTTCGCTGGGTTTTAAGAAATGCAGTATCCCAAGACTGAATAATGAAGTTGACGTAGGGCGGGTGATCTTCTTCCCACCACTGCCACCATTCGCGTTTGATAATCGCTGATACATCGCTGGTTGGCTGCTGCATGTACTGCGCCATCCACTTAGCATTAGGAAGTTCTTGGTGAAGCGCTTCTAATTCATCAATGTTCCAAAATTCTGGCCATAGGGGTTTACCCGAAGGTAATATAGCTGGAAACTCGATCACTTCCCAGTTTTCCCCCGAGCGTTGTGCAGCTGCTTTTAAGACTTGTCCCGTTAAATCTTTCTTAGACCAGCGGGTCATAACCATAATAATAGAACCACCAGGCTGCAGACGCTGCCTTGGACCTGACGTATACCACTCGTAAGTCTTGTCGTAAATCTCTGGGTTGGTTTCGCTTAGCGCCGCTTCTTGCTCAGAGTGCGGGTCGTCAATAATGAGAATGTCCGCGCCCTTACCTGTGACAGCACCGCCCACACCGATAGCAAAATAGTCTCCGCCCTCGTTAGTTGCCCACCTGCCAGCTGCCTTGGAATCAGACTGGAGTCCAACTCCAGGGAAAATTGACTTATATACATCTGAGTCCACAAGATTACGGACCTTTCTTCCGAAACCCACGGCGAGTTCAGCAGTATGAGATGTCTGGATAACTTTTTTCTTTGGGAATTTACCCAAAAACCAAGCAGGTAATAAGTAAGAAGCAAATTCAGACTTAGTATGGCGCGGAGGCATATTAATAATAAGTCGTTTGATCTCCCCGTTAGCCACTCTTTCAAACGCCCTAGCCATTTTTGCATGATGTGCTCCGTCGATGAACCCAGGCCAGACTTTATGGGCAAAATCCATGAAGTTGTTCTGGCAGTTCTCTTTATGTTTAACTTCTAGCGTAGTATCTAGCTGCTCTAGCATCACACGTAGCTCAGAATCCGACAACTTGTCCAGATTATTAAGTAAAAACTGGATCTCAGTTGCGTTATTCGGGCTGATCATTAACTTCTACGTCCGTAATATCGAGAGAATTGGCTAATTTTTCGTGTGTTGGGGTGTTTTCGAACGTATTTAACTGCATTAATGTTCGAATTCTGTCCCGAATTGCCTCTTTTAACTCGTCAGAAGTCTTGTGTGTGATGGTAATTTCTTGTTTTTCAGTGAATAAATCGGACGCTTTGCCCAGTAATTCAAGCGCTTTTAGTGCAGTTCTGTTGTCATCGTCATTTGAGATCTGCAATAAGCGGTTCATTACTATTGTTCTGACCTGAACCTTGTCGCTTATGACCTGCTTCTCGTACTCATTAATATAACCAGCAAGTTGAAGTGCAACGCCGGGGCGTTTCATATCCTCGCGGGTCTGAGCCTGTGCAGTTTTATCTGTTTTTTTACCGAGATTTCGGAACATTTCAATGGCTTTTTCGTTTTCCTCCTCGGATAAATCGAAAGTGGCGCCATCACCTAGCTCTTGTAATAACAGAGCAGTGTTCCCCATGACTTTTGCATGGTCGTTTAGATCTTCCATTTCCATAGCGTCAGCTACGATGGGTATAGGTTTGTCGAGAGTTGGCTCAACTTGAATATTCATAACACCTTTTTGTGGGTATCGGTGGGCGTAGTATAGCAAAAGTTTTTTGAAAAATATATACCCCCCGGGGGTCGAACGAAATTTTAGTGACGGGGGGGTTTCGTATAACAGAGAATAGGATGAAGTGTAAGCAGCGCTTCCAAATCTATTTTTGGAAATCGAGTGAGCAAAGTAATGTGTGAAGTCTCCCCAGGGGCAAGGCGTCAAAATAGGGTCATAGGGGTATAGTGGGGTCGACATAGTAACAATACGTTATTTTGTCCTTTTCTAAACTATTTTTGTTGTATTTATACAAACGACGATAAATAGTGGGAAAGTGTGGTAATATCAACCCGTCGATTAATTCCGATCGACATAACTAACAGGAGATACTCATATGAGTACAGAGAAAACAGTAGTTGAATCTACATTGACAGTCGATCAAACCGCATCCTTTGACGATATCGGTTCAACACTCGGCGCTAGTGATATCGACAGAGATACAGCGATTGATCTATTCTTTAACCTAGTATTTGTCAATGGTAACGTTGACTATACATTATGGGTTGATGGTTCTAAGCGCATCATGAATGCTTATGCTATTAAAAAAGGTATCAAGTGCATTATGAACGATGGAACATTAAACCCAACAGTTAAAACAATGTGGACAAGGTTTACAAAGGACGTAGCTGATAAACATGGTATCGTAAAACCTACAAAGCCAACTACTGAGGCTAAAGCAAAAAGCGAGCAAAGGGCTAAAGCTGAAGCTAAACTCGAAGTACTCAAAGCTAAACCAGTAGAAGAGTTACAAGCTGAGTTAAAGTCTAAGCTGGCTAACCCTACTACTTCAAGTCTTAATGAGGCTAAAGCAATCACTAAAGCAATTGAGGCTAAAGCAAAGGATATCGAAAAGGCTGAGGATGAGGCTACGAAAACAGTCCGCAAATCGATCAAGGATATGCTAGCGAAAATTGATAGCTACTCTGATTTGGTTGATATTGAGACATACATTGTAGATATGATTAGCAACCATAGCCCTGCAACATTCTAAAATCTAGTAAGACAGAGTTACAAATTGTAACTTTGTCCAATTAGCAAAGCCTCCCTAGGGAGGCTTTTTTGTTGTCTCTGCTTTGCGTGTAACGCAAAGTGTAGCATAGATTTTCAGCAAAATCAAATTATTTTTAAAATTTTTTTAGGGAACTGGTTGTAAGCGACGAACTAGCCCCAATCATAGAAAATCCTTAGCACCACGTGATTAAGACTTAGTTACAAAGTGTTACTTTGTCCTGTAATGTTCGAAAAATCGAGCAATGTTCGCCGTATTGTTCCACGTAAGTTGTTGATTTTAAAGCAAAGTTCTATTGTTCGTATTGTTCCGACAAAAAAAGTACTTTCTGAAATCTAAAACGGTCTTCGCATGGTGTAAGCAATCATAGAAAATCTTTAGCATCACGTGTTTAATTTCAGTTTCGAGATATAAATAATATAACAATATAACATTAGAACACTATACTATTCAATACAATGTTCCTCAATGAAATCAACAACTTACAAAACTTGATAATGTTCCAAGCACTAGAACATTACAGAACATTGCCACAAATTAATACTTCGTAACTAGTTTACACCTAACCCGTATTACATTACGTTTCAAATATCGCTGCCTAAATTTTAAGCAGGACAAACGCTTGACATGAGTGGGATTTTGTGGTAATATAGGGCTTCGCCCGTTAGAAATAACGAAGCGAGACAAAGTTACATTTCGTTACTTTGTCCTTAACCTAAACTTACTGGAGAGAAACCATGTCATTAGAGAAAACAACAGTATCCGAAGCAGTTGCACAACTTACTGGGCAACAAGTTGCTATCTTCAAATCCCTCGGTGCAGTATTCGCAGAAAATGAGATGTCGCTTGATTCATCCCTTGATTCATTTAAAGACAACGTGATCATCGAATCGCAGGTTGATTATTATTTGTGGGAAGCAGGCTCACTTGAGTGGAAGCAGGGATATGCCGAGACAAAGCGAATTAAACTGTACATGACCGATAACACGCTTAACCCAACAGTCAAAACCGCATGGTCACGCTATACCAAAGCACTAGGTGATAGGCATGGTATCGTGAAGCCTACAAAGCCAACGAGTACTGCAAGCGCTAAGGCATCCCAACGTGCAGGGAACAAAGCGAAAGTGGACGAGTTGAAAACCAAATCGTTCGATGAACTTGAAGCATTGCTCAAGGGTAAACTAGTGCACCCAACAACGCAGTCCCTCAAGGAAGCAAAGCCCATTCAACAGGCAATCGAAGCCAAGAAACAAGATATTGTTAAGGCAGAGAATGAGGAGACAAAAGCAATTAAGAAAGCTCTAGTCGAGTGGATGAACGATCAGTCGTACGAAACGCTTTACAACCTCGCCGTTAATTACGGTGCGATCTAAGCAAATCCAACGCTCGGCAACTGCCCCTTCGGGGGCTATTGTCGTGGACAAACGCTTGACACAAGTGGGATTTTGTGGTATACTGTACGTTCAGTACAGTAAATTATTTCAACAACGACAAAGTTACATCTCGTTACTTTGTCCCAACAGGAGAGCATCATGCAAGTAAAACTTAACCCGACAATCCAAGCACTTGATCGCAAGTTCAACGTGCTATATACAAAACAACTAAGCGACATTCAAGGCATGGCATACGGTGTGCGTGAGGATTTCGAGCAGGGCGATCGACGCATTACGTTTAATCAATGCTATAACAATGCAAGTAAAACTATCGCATGGTGGATGCCAGTATGAGCGACCATCCGCTTTGTACCCAATGCTTTAGCGACACCGTTTCCCCGAAGCGTGTGTTGCTAGGCTACACGGTATGCCTAGAGTGTGGCGAAGCAAACGCCGAGCGACAAGCTAGGTTGCGTACCGTAGTTCCGATGAACAAGTCCAACTATATATTAGTTAGCGACTTGTCACTTCTTAAACAACTTAACCCAAAGAGAACAACATGACAATTAAACCACAGGCACTTAACATTGAGCGACTAATCAGCCTCGGTATGTACGAGACTAGGAATGAGAGCGCAGCACCCTCAGCATACGCTATGCTTGAGCAATGCGTGAGCGAAACGCTGGAAGAGATCGAGTCTATATCCGACGAGTTAATCTCTGTTCGCAAGAACGGCATCAGCCGTGACCACATCGACCTCGTAGTGTTCGATGCGCAATCAAGGCTAGCCAGACTAATGGTCAGACTGAACGACACAGTATCGGAATGCAACTATGTCCATGAGGGAGAAGTATGAGCCACTACCACTTACCGATATGCACGAACTGTTATAGCGTTCGTGTTCCACCACGCAATGCACATAGATTGCGTCCAGTTTGCGAGCGATGCGAAGACTCAACTACGTTGATGCAAGACTCCAACTCCAAGCTATCCAAATGGTTAGCTACTCGTGTTGACTCACGACGCATCGTAACAACCAATACTAGGAAATCAAATGATTGAAATATCAATGACCGAGTTATTATTATTTACGTGGGGCGCAGTCATGACTCTGCTCTATTTCAAAACCCAGACCGAATACAAGGAAGCTGAGTATCTGTTCAGTAAGACTTTGTATCTTATCGCAAAGAAGAAAGCCGTCCTCATTGACGACGGTGACACCTGCCACTTAAAGGGAATAGATGAATAAAGAAAAAGTACAACACTTCGTGGTTAATGCTATGTTCACAATCGTGTACGTATTTTGCATTGCCGTTATGTTTATGGATGCTCTAGTATGGCGTCCTCACTAGACAAAGTTACATCCCGTAACTATGTCCAACAACCCAAGGAAACAAAATGAAAAGAAGTAACTCAAAGAAAGCAACGGTTCTCAAGATGTTAGCCAAGCATCACTCACCGAAAGACGTAGCCAAGCAAGCTGGTTGCTCTATTGCATATGTGTATAGCGTGCGTCATGCTGAGAAGATTAAATCTAAGTTCTCTCCGCCGAAGCTACCCAAGCCTACGATTGTTGAGAAGCATTGGATACCCGACGCAACAATACCCGAAGGCTACATTCAAATCTCAAATGCCGAGCACGATATGTTAATCAAGAACGCATCCAAGGGTAGAGCATACGATAGTGTGCGTGAACGCAACGAAGAACTCGAAGCGCAGTATGCACTATGCGAAGAACAACTCCACATGGAACAATGCAAAGTGTTTGACCTCAAAGCTATCGTTAAATATTTAGAGGAGAAACTAAATGCCAACAACTAAGATCAATCTTGGTCATGGAAACTGTGCTAGTATCCCGCAAATCTCATCGTATGCTCAAGCACAGGCACATTACAACTTTGTCAAACCGATACGTGGCGACGACCAAGTGCGACCGATTGGGGCACGACGCTTTAAGTGGTATACCATTAACAAGCGAGACTACATCGAAGATGCACCGATGTATAGCGCAACGCTAGTTAATACGAACTTAGTCGAGTACTACCACGACGGACGTATTAGCATAACCACAGGTGGTTATAGATCAGTGACGAACAACTCATTCCTCAACTTTGTGTTGATGGGCTTGGGCAATGTCGTATCTGTTAGTGGCAAATGGTATTGGAAACCACATCGTAGCGACAAGTACTATTACTTTCCGATACAACGAAACCATTGGTTGCACCTCGACGAGCAAGGCATACCGACTAATCCAGTACAAGAGTACAAGAACTTGATCAACCGCAAAGCAATGAACGCAATACGAAAGAAGTATATGCCGATCATAGAATACGGTCGTCTGATGTTAACGGCTGACCAAGTTGTACCGTTAAGAATTGTTCATGAGTTACAGGCTGAGTTAAAAAATGTCTTGTCGTTCAAGGTAATGTCTAAACGTATGTATTTTTGGAATACTGAGTCTAAAGAGCAATACAAGAATGGTATTGCCAAATCCATTGAGTATCTTGACAAGGCGCTTGATACCAACGACTTAGATATGTTCTATAACATAACAATGCTTATGGCTAATCAGTATGGGCATTACTCATACGTTAGAGAAACAACTACTTGTTCACCCAAGGAGTTCAGAGCAGGATTCGACTTGTACCTCAGGGAAATATATTGGCAAGATGTATTCATCCAAGAGGAACAACCGATAGGCAAGGCGTTTTATGATGCGTACGCATCGTTTCTCGCCAATAAGAAGGACACAGTTACAGTTCGTAACTATGTCGTTAAGTAAGTTAGTTAATCATCCACAGAAAAGGAAATCAAAATGTCAGAAGTATTCTTAAACAAAACCGCATCCCTCAAAGAAGCAGAGGACTTGATCGTAGCTTGTGGCGCAGATGCTACCATTCACCTAGTAGGCGAGCCTGGTGTGGGCAAAACATCTATGTTCAAAAATATTGTACAGAGAACGGGTCATAAAGGGATTTATATCGACGCACCAAACATCGAGCTTGGCGAGTTAGGTATACCAATCCCTGATCACGCAACAAAAACAACTCGTATGTATCCAAACGAGCAATGGGGTTTTCATCTCAACGAGCCACTTGTTATCTTTATTGACGAGTTCACCAAAGGTCATCAAGCAGTTCAGAATATGTTGCATCCTATGCTCAACGAACCACGTATGATCATGGGCATACCGTTACATCCCGAAACTATTGTTGTAACCGCAGGTAACTTTACAGGCGACGGAGTAGGCGACAACATGAAGGCGCATAGCCGTAACCGAGTATCAGTTGTTGCAGTACGCAAGCCACACGCAGGCTTTAACGTAGATGGTTCCGTTGATGAAGACTCATGGGGCGCATGGGCAATCAAGCATGACATAGCCCCCGAGATTCTTGCATGGGTTAAGGAAACACCACATACTCTTGCATCATATCTTGACCCTGCACAAAGCGGTAACAAGTACATCTTCAATCCGAAGGAAGCACAGAAGTCTTTTGTTAGTCCACGTTCCCTTGCTAGAGCATCGCATATTTTGAAACGCAGATCCCAAAGCACCGAAAACGCAATCATTACTGCGCTCGAAGGTACGATAGGCGCACCTGCATCACGTGATCTTATGGCATACGTTAAGGTGGCTGACAGCTTACCGACGTGGGAATCCATTGTGCGTGACCCTGACGTAGCGACTGTTCCGTCATCACCTGCGGCTCTGTGTTTACTTGCGTTTAGCGCCGTTCAACGCGTCGACCGAGACTCAATCGGTAAGTTCTTTACGTATCTCAAACGTACACCGAAAGAGTTGCAGTCCGTGTTCTGTTTGACTGGCATGGCTAACGCTGACAAGAAGAAGCTATTCATGACTAGCCAATCGTTCATTGACTGGATGCGTACCAATCAATACTTATTCTAAACACGACAGAGTAACACTTTGTAACTTTGTCTCAACCAAGGAAATATAAATGAGTAACTTAACTGCAGAACAACGCATCGAAAGATGCCACGTTCAATTAATGAAACACCCAAGCTTTTGCTTGTTCTCAGGTTTGTTTATGGTGGGTAAGGTTAGTGTCGATGACAAGACACCGACTGCTAAAACCAACGGTCTTGACGTAACATACGGCAGAGATTTTGTTGGCTCACTCAACGACAAACAACTAGGCTTTCTTATTCTCCACGAGAATATGCACAAAGCGTATCGTCACCTGGTCGTTTGGAAGACTCTATACAAGCGTAATAGATGGCTTGCCAATGCAGCGTGCGACTACGTTATTAACTTACAACTCATGGACTATGACCCACATGGACAGGACATCGAGTTCCCAACCGATAAGGATGGCAACCAGATTGGTCTCGTTGATGAGAAGTATCGGGGCATGGATGCACACCAAGTGTTTCTTAAATTACTTGAGGAACATGGCGACGTTCAACCCCCCGATGGTGACGAAGGACTCGACGATCATGACTGGGAAAGTGCGGAGGAGATGACCGACAAGGAGAAAGAAGAAGCGGCGAAGGAAATCGAAGATGCTCTACGTCAGGGTCAGATACTTGTTGGCAAGATGAAGGGTAACGTATCACGTGAGGTTCAAGACTTACTTACGCCGAAGGTAGATTGGAAAGAAGCATTGCGTGACTTTATCAAATCAACAACTGCAGGTAAAGACCAGACGACATGGCGACGACTGCACAAGCGGTACATCGGTATGGATATTGTTATGCCTAGCACATTCGACGAGAAAGTCGGACCTATTACTGTGGCAATAGATACGTCAGGAAGTATCGGCCACGAGGAACTCGCTCAATTCTTATCCGAGGTTAAGCTAATCTGTGAAGAAGTCAGACCTGAGAAGTTGGACATACTGTACTGGGATACTCGCGTAGCAGGGCATGAGGTTTACTCCGATGCCGAACTTGCTAATGTTGTTTACGTAACCGAAGCCAAGGGCGGTGGTGGTACTGAACCTTCGTGTGTACCTAAGTATATGCGCAAGCACAACATGACTCCCGAGTGTCTTATTATGCTAACAGATGGTTACATTGGCGACCAGACTCGCAACGACTGGTCAATCAATTCTCCAATCATGTGGTGTATCAAAGGCAACAACCACTTCGACAACGCTAGCGTGACAGGAAAGGTTGTTCATGTCGAGTGAGATAAAAGATTGGTGTGTAATTCGGGTCTATCACCGTAGGCTCGAAACAGTCAGCAACGACTTTGTGCGGTACGAAGCCGCCAACGTATTCAATGCTCCACCACACAAGCGTATGGGTGTGGAGTACTTGACCAAAGAAGAAGCAGAAGCAATGGCTAAATTTTTAAACTTTATTGAGGAATCAAATGAAAGAAACGATAGTACCCCAAGGTAGGAAGTTAGACAACAAAGTAAACATAAGTCTTAACCGTGAGACCGTTGAACAGTTGGCGAAGTTCAAAGACAGACTCGGAGAAGTGCTGGGTGTAGAGCTATCCTATGCTCAAGCTATACAGTACTTAATTAAACATCAACCAACCAAGACAGAGTAACAGTTTGTAACTTTGTCCATCTTTAATACACAGGAGAATTCATATGACAACAGAAAACAGTATTTCAATCGCATCATCATCAATGCTAGTAGAGTTATCAATCAGTACTTGGACTGCACGTAAGTTAGACAAGCGTGTATCAGCCGAGGTTGATCTCGCAAAGGGTACTAAGACACAGGCAGGTAACTACAACAAGAATCTGCTTGCAGGTACAGGGGTGTTGGAAAACATTACCAAGTACGCATCCAATGCGAGAGCATGGCATATTAAACAAACATTACCTTGGTCTGACAGTGGCTTGCGTTTGTTACCGATGACTAACTTCATTGCGTACAAGGAACAACTCAATCAGCTAGAACAGAACTACGACGCTTTAGTTTCTAAGTTCCTGATAGCCTACCCTGAGTTGGTATCAGCAGCTGCGTTTCAATTAGGTTCACTCTTTAATAGAGACGAGTACCCTGAGTCACACAAGATTGCAACCAAGTTCAAGTTCTCTTACAACTTCCTTCCAGTACCAATGGCAGGTGACTTCCGTATCGACATCAACGAAGAAGCGAAGAACGAGATCATCGAGTCATGCCGTAAGATGTATGACGAGCGTCTTAACAACGCAATGCGTGATGCGTGGACTAGGTTGCACACTTGCCTCATTCACTTGAGCGAGAGGTTAGCCCCAACCGAACAAGGTGAACGTAAGATATTCAGAGACACATTAGTAGAGAATACGAAAGAGTTACTGGAGTTATTAAAACATTTTAATCTCACACATGACCCGAAGCTTGATCAGGCTAGGCAGGAATTGCAACAAGCGTTAGGCGCACACACGGCTGACACATTGCGTGACATGGAGATGGCACGTGAGACAGTCAAGGCTAGAGTCGATGAGATTCTTGGTAAATTTAATTGGTAAGGAAATATTATGTTAACAATAAACAGAGATCAACTAAACATAGACAAACGGCAGACACCGATACATCCTGATTTGGAGAAGTTTGCAACGCAAGTATCATTCGCTAAACCTTTGTGTACATTTATAGCATTGAAAGATTGTTTTAAGAACGTATACCATGAAGGGAATTGGAGTGACTATATATACAAGCTACATATCTACCAAAACGGTGATAAGGTAGGCGAAGTATTTGTAGATACCCATTACAAGCAAGGTACTAACGAGCGTGAATCAATCTACGGCATCAAGTCTTTTCGCATAGAAAAAAGCCGAGGTGATCGTAACTCAACTACATCCAGAGATATGAAGGTAGCCCTACGTATTGCTAAGAAAACGCTTGTTGCGAGAGAGCTGGAAGAAATGCGTAGTGTCATTGACGACAAGGTACGTGGTTGCATCGGTAATATAATGTACCGCACGACAGGTATGTTGACGTACACTATGGATATAAACCATGAAGCCCAGTTGTATGCAATATCAGCGTATCAAGCTAGGAAGAAAGGCGAAACAACTGTTACTGTACCTGCGCATCCCGTGACTGTAACCGCTAGCAAGCTTAACGACCACACCATTGCGTGCGATTTGTATATGGAAATATATGCACTTAAACAGTATCTCAAAGCTAACACAGGATACGGCATTAAAGTAATGGCTGACGACAGTATCATAATGCTAACGTATAGTACGGGCGAATTGTCTCGCTTAAGTTCTTATCATGAGTTACCCGATAGTATTCAGTCTAAGTTTGCGATGTTCAAGGTACTCAAGGATGACGAGCCGTATGCGCATCTTGGTTGTAAATTTAACGAGAATATATTTTATATAGCCCCCGATACTTGATACAATACACACAGAATCCTCCTGTGGATTTCTCTGGACTGTGATACGTTGACCTAACAGATGTTTGCGTAACTAAAACAAGTCTCTCCTCACCGCAAGTAGGATGCGGAATCTGTTTAGCCTACACACTAAGCCCTCCTCGTGAGGGCTTTTTTATTGGACAAAGTTACATATTGTTACTTTGTCCTATTAGGGTTTTTTCCTAAAATATTTCTTGCAAAACCCTAGATTTAGGACTATACTATGTCAAGTCTTAAAACAATACAGGAAAAGCGAGATGGCACAAACACCAGAAGCTAAGGTAAAGCGAAGCGTCACCGACTTATTAGACAAGTATAACGTCTATTACTTCAAGCCTGCCACTGGCGGATATGGTAGATCAGGTGTGCCCGATATAGTAGGGTGCTTTCATGGGTACTTCATAGCTATTGAATGCAAAGCCAACGGCGCAAAACCAACCGCACTACAAGAACGTGAACTCAAACGCATATATGAACACGGCGGTGTCACTGCCGTTGTAGGCGACGATGACGACTTAGACTTACTCAAGAAAAGCCTCGACACAATTTTGTTTGTCCGTTCGAGCCAGTTCCCTAAAAGGGAACAATAACATCACTCTAGCCCAAGGAAAAATATGAACGCAGGAATTGAAATTTTAATCAAACGAATGGAAACTAACCCCGAGGAATTTTTAGATCACCCCGAGATAGATACGTTTAGTCATTGGC